TTGTGGTTGGATGCGGCGGATCAAAGTTCAATGACTCTTTCAGGTATAAATCTGACACAATGGAGAGATAAATCTGGAAATGGATATATTATGACAAACAATCAAGGAACAACAACTGTAGCAACATCATCACTAAATTCGTTAACTACAGTGTATACACCTAGTGGAACAAATTCAAAAATTACAAACTTCGTAGGAAGAACTAAATGCACCATGTTTCTTGTTGGAAAAGCTGCCATATCAAGATACTTATTAGCACTTAATGGTGGGTTTCTATATACAGCAAATGACTCTCTTTTGTATTTTCAACCTCCAACAGGAACCTATCTTGATCTTGTAGATAGTGTTTCAGGAGTAGTAGTTTCAAATAATACTTGGTTTATCCTATGTATTGGATACGATAATGCTACAAACAATACAGCAAATCCATACACTATAAATGGAACAACTAGAACAACTATTATAACTCCAAGAGGAACACCAGGTATTCTTACGGATCAGAATATAACATCTACATTGTATATCAATTCTGTTAATGGAACAAATTCATATGACTCAGTGTATACTGCTGAAATACTCTATTATAATAATACACTCACCACCTCTCAACGCCAACAAATCGAAGGCTATCTCGCATGGAAATGGGGGTTGACTGCATCTCTTCCAGCAACACATCCTTATAAAACAATACCTACAGCTCTAACTGTACCTCTTATTGTAGATCCTTTAAGCAATTTTGGAAGTATCGATACATTCGTAGTCAAATATGATTCAAGTGGAAGACCGCTCTGGGCTAGGAGAATGGGTGGAACGTTTATTGATCAGCCAAACTCGGTCACTGTAGATTCAAGTGGAAATATCATTGTCACTGGGTGGTATAGTTCTAATCCACTGAATATCTATGATACAGATGGAACTACGATCTCTTTTACGTTAACCAGTTCTGGAGGTGCTGGTATTTTTTTAGTCGAATATAATTCAAGTGGAAGACCTCTTTGGGCTAGGAAACTTGGTGGAGTTGATGATAATCAAGCTAGATCAGTCAGTGTAGATTCAAGTGGAAATATTGTCATCGCTGGATACTATGCTTCTAATCCACTAAATATCTATGCTGCAGATGGAACCACTGTGTCGTTTACGTTAGCCAATTCTGGAAGTAATGATGCTTTTGTAGTTAAATATAATACGAATGGAACACCGCTCTGGGCTAGGAGACTTACTGGGACTGTTGATGATCAGGTCTATACAGTTAGTGTAGATTCAAGTGGAAACATAGTTGTTGCTGGACTTTATTCTTCAAATCCACTGAACATCTATGCTGCAGATGGAACCACTGTGTCCTTTACGTTAGCCAATTCTGGAAGTTACGATTCCTTCTTAGTTGAATATGATTCAAGTGGAACACCTCTTTGGGCTAGGAGAGTGGGTGGAACTGGTAACGATCAGGGTCAATCAGCAAGTGTAGATTCAAGTGGAAACATCGTTTTTGTTGGATATTATGCTTCCAATCCACTAAACATCTATGCTTCAGATGGAACCACTGTGTCCTTTACGTTAACTAATGCTGGAAGTTCTGATGCTTTTGTAGTTAAATATAATACGAGTGGAACACCGCTCTGGGCTAGGAGACTGGGTGGAACGCTTTTTGATATTGCTAATTCAGTCACTTTAGATTCAAGCGGAAATGTCATTGTTGCTGGATATTATAGTTCCAGTCCACTAAACATCTATGCTTCAGATGGAACGACAGTCTCCTCTACATTAACTAATTCTGGAAGTGCTGATGTTTTTGTAGTCAAATATGATTCAAGTGGAACACTGCTATGGGCTAGGAGAATTGGTGGAACTAGTAACGATTTTTCTAGGTCAGTCACTGTAGATTCAAGTGGAAATGTCATTGTGACTGGATTTTATAGTTCCAGTCCACTAAACGTATTTGCTGCAGATGGAACTACTGTGTTCTCTACGTTAACTAATTCTGGAGGCACAGATACATTCCTAGTCAAATATGATTCAAGTGGGACACCAATCTGGTCTAAGAGAATTGGTGGAACTGGTAACGATGCTTCAAGATCAGTCAGTGTAGATTCAAGTGGAAACATCATTGTTGCTGGAGAGTATTCTTCCACTTCACTTAGTTTTTATGGCTAAGGTTTGGAGACGTGAATTTGAAGAGTATTCCCAGAAAACGAGAAGGTTATCATAATTCCAGGCATCAACGATCGTATGCCGTCTAATGCTGTATCCAATGTGGATGGACTCAACAAGAATTTCAAATACGCTATCATATCTCGACTGACTCCATCCGAACAAATGTTTGGTGGATTGATTTCGAATGTTTGAACAATAAATCCAGCTGGAAACCCTAATCCTGCCCATTGAAAGAGTTGAGGGCGATATTGATCTCGTAAAGGATTTATTAACGATGACAATAACTGACGATCTGTAGTTTCTTTTAAAACTACGTTATCATAATTGGTCATAAGTTCATCTATACTAAGAACTTGTTGGGATTCGGATTCCCCAGTAGGTCCAGTAGTTCCAGTAGGTCCAGTAAGCATTTACTAGAAACTACCTGAAAAAGTTACAGACATAAAGTAAATGCCTAACATTCAATTACAGTTCCGTAGAGGAACTTCAACTGAATGGTCTAATGCAAATACAAGATTGGCAGATGGCGAACTTGCACTTGAAACAGATACACGTAATTTTAAGATCGGAAATGGGTCTACTGGATGGAATAGTCTGTCCTATGGTGGACTAATAGGTGCTCAAGGATTCCAAGGACGTACTGGACCTCAAGGGTTCCAAGGACCTCAGGGGTTTCAAGGACCTCAAGGGTTTCAGGGACCACAAGGACTTCAGGGATTTCAAGGTTGGCAGGGATTTCAGGGACCTCAGGGGTTTCAAGGACCTCAGGGAGTTCAAGGACCACAAGGACTTCAAGGATTTCAGGGATTTCAAGGATTTCAGGGACCCACTGGATTTCAGGGATTTCAAGGACGTCAAGGACCACAAGGATCACAAGGACCAGCAGGAATTGGTGGTGGAAGTTCAGTTTCCATTACAGGAAATACTGGATGGGGAAATGTATTGACAGTTGCAACGGGAAATACGGGTATTTATGCAAATCCAAACTTACAGTTTGATGCAAATACGAATCGATTAAATGTTACTGGATCTTTGAGATTAGCCAACGGGTATCGTCCTCTCTATTCTCTTGTAACGACAGCTGCTACCATTCCTGGAACAGATGCATATGGAACACATTATGATATTAATACAACTGCATTGACAACACTCACAGTTAGTGCACCTGCAACTGGACAGTGGGCAAACGATTCAAACGGTTATTGGGTATTTCGTAATAATACAGGGTCCTATCTTAGTTTGGCTATAAGCTATACTGTAGCCATTCCAAACGTCTATCCAACAAACATGATAATTCCTCCAGGAAACTCAGTTACATTAATGGCAACCTATCCAGGAGGCGGAACAAATTCTAACTATGTTTTGTTTTAAGTAATGTAATGATCGGTGCGTCCAAAAACATTTGGGGATTTGATCCCCGGAGTGTTCCTGGTTGTTCGTTATGGTTAGATGCCGCTGATTCATCATCAATTACAATTGCAACAGGTGTAAGTCAATGGAGAGATAAATCCAGCAATGCTTATAGTTTAACACAATCAACTACAGCTTCTCGACCAACCTATTCATCTAATTTGGTTACATTTTCAAATGATACCTTTTTGAATATCCCCCAAGGTGCAATGAATAACTTATCCAATTGGTCTATTTTCACGGTTATCAATCCAATCTCTTCTTCAAATTGGATTATGGTAAAACAGAAAAATGGTGCTAATACTTACAATGTTCTTTCAATGACCTATAATACAAGTGACAGTGGAGCAAATCAAACAGGTTCCACAGGATTTTTATATTGGAGGTCACTGAATGCTGGATCACAAGGTATTTCTACACAACCTATTAATACATCGTCTCTGCAAATTCTTAACTTAACGTATGATGGAAGCAATCTTTATTTCTATAAAAATGGAGTGCTTGAAAAAACAACAACTGGAAGTTTTGCTATTACTAATGATACTAATGCAACTAATTTTACTATGGGTATATGGATTAAGGATGGAACAACACAAAATTCAGCCATAACAAATTTTAAATTAGGTGAAATGGTGGTTTATTCTACATTTCCAAATACAAATCAACGACAACAAATAGAAGGCTATTTATCTTGGAAATGGGGATTGAGTACAACTTATAATACAAATATACCTACATCAATTTCTGGTCTTGCTTTATGGTTGGATGCAGCAGATACTTCAACTATAACCCCTTCTACAGGAGGAACACTTACAGCATGGACTGATAAATCTGGCACAGGCAAAACTATTACAATTAATTCAGCACCTAGTTATGCAACCACAGGATTTAACGGTAACTATCCATGTATGACTTTTACATCGGGTAATAATCTAACATTGACAATTCCATCCGTTGGAACAGGTGATATTGCAATATTTGCAGTTTGGAAACAAACAACTTCCAGTACACAGCAAAACGTATTCTCAATTGGTAGTCCAGGAGGAGGAACTGAAACAGCTATGGGCTGGAATAACGGTGAAAAAGTTTATAAGTTTTATAGATTTAGTGGTGCTCAATCTACAAATAATTCAGCAGCCAATAATGCAAATATTGTTGGATCTTCTTTACAGGTATCAGGTGTAAGAACTTTACACATAAATGGTAACCCTCCAATTACTTCAGGAACTGAATCATATAATCAGACAAACACAACTGCTTACATTGGTGGTGGAACATTTCCTCTTGTTGGACAACTTGCTGAACTCATATTTTATATAGGAACAGTAAGTACAGCCCAACGTCAATCTGTAGAAGACTATCTATCACGAAAATGGGGAATTTTAAGCTATGATCCAGGTTTACCTAAAACTATCACTGGATGTTTATTGTGGTTGGATGGAAATGATCTAACTTCAGACTCCATGACTTTAACTGGAAATACTGTGAATACTTGGAAAGATAAGTCTGGAAGCGGATATAATTTTACACAAAATAGCTTTGCATCATCTACACTGCCTCCTATTTCAAATATTGGACCTGGAACAGGTGTGTATTTTGGTTCTTTACAAGGTCTTCGTAATACAAGTTTACCATTTCCTACAAACTATACTATTTTTGCAGTTGCAAACCAATTAGTAAATAGCGTTAATTATCAGTATATTTTACATTCTCCTCATAACGCAGATTATATTATATTTTTTGGTGCAAATCGAAATAACTTTGCCACATTTGCAGGTTCCGCATCAGCATGGAATGATACAACTTCAAATTCTCCAACTTCAAGCATTGCAAATACATCAAATAATGTAAGTTTACTTTGTTGCACAAACAATGGAACTACGTTAACACCCTATTTTAATACAGTTGCAATGACAACAAAAACTGGAACAAATGCTAGTACCACTGGAATGATCATTGGATGCACGTATCTTGAAAATAATCACCAACCATGGTTAGGAACTATTGGTGAAATTATCATATATAATTCAGTTCTTACGACTACTCAACGTCAACAAGTGGAAAACTATCTATCTCGAAAATGGGTATTTAGAAATACTTACGGACAACTTCCTTTAAATCATCCATTCTACTATATTAAGCCTCATTCAAGAAACTTTGATCCTACCGATATTCAAGACTGTATTGTATGGTTAGATGCTTCAGATGTAACTACAATTACTCCTTCAGCAGGTGGTGCTTTAACTTCTTGGACGGATAAATCAGGTAAAGGAAATAGTATTGTAAACATCTCTACAACAGCTCCAACCTATGCAACTGCAGATTCTTCTGTTAGTTTTAACGCTCTTTCTTTAACAAATTTAAGAGGTTCATTATCCACTACGTATTCAAATGAAGCAACCGCGTTTGCAGTTGTTTCAATGACTGTGCCTGGTACTACTACTTCAGGATTAGTAACAACCTATGCAGGAACTCTTCAAAATACTAGCACTTTTTGGTTTCCATATGGAATTGCAGTGAATCCTAATGGTGTTGTCTATGTAGGAGATACATATAATCAAAATATCAAAGCAATCGCAACCAATGGAACAGTCACTACATTATCCTCTGGATATAACTTACCTCTTGGAATTGCATATGATACTACAACTAGTGGACTTTGGGTTGCAGATAGTCAGAATGGCAGAGTTGTAAAACTAAATTCATCTGGAAGTCAAACAAATTCTTATTATGGGTTTTATATTCCTTCTGGTGTTACAGTAGATTCTAATGGAAACTGTTATGTTGCAGATTCATACAATAATGTAATTAAAAAGATTACATCTGGAGGAACCGTTAGCACAATCGCAGGAAGTGGAACTGGTGGATACTTAGATGGATTTGGAACTAGTGCTCAATTCTATAATCCCCGTGCACTTGGACTTGATCCATTACAAACCAATATATACGTGTGTGATTCTCAAAATCATCGTATTCGTAGAATCGTGATAAGTACAGGTGAAGTAACAACTATAGCGGGTAGTGGCGTTGCAGGGGGATTAGATGGACTTGGAACTGCTGCACAATTCTATTATCCTTATGGAGTCTGTTCAGATGGTGCTTCAAACTTGTATATTGCTGGATTTGCAGATCAAAATGTTCGTAAAATTGCTTTACGAGTAGTTAATGGATCTCTTACGGGATCTGTTACAACTTGGGCTGGAAATGGAACTTATAGTTTTGCAAATGGAACGGGTCCAAATGCAATGTTTAGGTATCCCAGTGCAATTGGAATTGATTCATCTTCAAATTTGTATGTTGCAGACAACAATAATCAACTTGTTCGTAAGATTGTATCTACAACAGCATCTGCAGTGTTAGTTAGACCGCGTATTACAACGCTTGGTGTTTCTAATGCTTCTGTTGAAAATTCATTACCTGGACAAACCTTAGTTGCTAATTCAAATGTCTTAAATATAGGAACATTTGTAAACACAGGCACAAATCCTACTGGTCAGGGAAGTAATCTTCAAACTTTTCTAACAAATACTTCGTATACTAATAAGCTATTGTTAACCAATACATCTATCTATTCACCTTCGGTATTTGCAGTTCAGACACGTTTGAATGGAAATACTCAGGCATACGGTTCTGCGATTGGATCGTATACTGCTGATTCGTCATATGGCTCTAATTATAATCGATATGGATTAGGTGCATATCTTAATGGAGGGGCTTGGGAATACGATTCTTTTAATGGAAAGATATTTGAATATTTATTGTATTCAAGAGCGTTAACAGATAGTCAACGTCAACAAGTAGAAAGCTATTTAGCTTGGAAATGGGGTATTCGTGATTCATTGACTACCTTTTCACCTTCTTTAAATATTCTTGGATGTCAGTTATGGTTTGATGCTACAGATTCCTCTACAATTACACTTTCATCTGGTTCATTGACACAATGGAATGATAAATCAGGGAATGGAAGAAATCTAACTGCAGTTTCAGGTTATGCTAATGCAACAGTTTCATCTGCCTTTCAAAATGGTTTGAATGTTTTTAATTTCTCAGGAAATGGACTCTATCGTGCAGCCGCAAACTCTGCTGTCTATCCGCTGGATGCATATATCATTGTAGCATTGAAGAGTTTAACAGCGCAGTCAGATGTTCTTTCTATTGGACCTAAGGATGCAGATAATTTTAACAGTCTGATATTTAGTGAAGGTACTCAAAGTCGTTGGAAAAATGGATCATCTTATGGAGTTCGTAATGTCTTTTCCACATCAGATGAAACTTCAACTGGATTTCTTTTAATACAATGGTCCATAGCAAATAACAACTATCTACTTCGTAGAAACGGCATATTGATAGGTCAATCAAGTTCGTTTACGTATACTCTACCCGCTGGATCTATTTTTCAAGTTGGATTTCGTCATCAAAATATAACATCGGCAAATTTTAGTGGTTATATTGGTGAAATCATTGTCTTCAACAGTCAACTTGGCGACTCTCAACGTCAACAAGTGGAAGGCTACCTTTCACAAAAATGGGGTATTACTAGTACAAATTCTATAGTTCAACATCCATACAAACTTTTTCCATCTCCATCGGTTCTTCCCTTTTTACCCACAAATATTTCAGGATGTTCGATGTGGTTAGATGCAAATGATCCTACAGGAACAGGTACTCAACCTGCAACTGGAACTATTATAAGAACTTGGATGGATAAGTCCGGAAATCTAAACAATGCAACAGGTGGCACAACAACTTTTCAGAGAGATAGTCGTGGTGGTTTTATCAACTTTACAGGATCTCAAAAATACACAATTACAAATCCATCCGTTGTAGTTGGTCAATATTTTAGTGTCTTTTTCGTTGAACAGTTACAGAATTATAATAGTTCAGGGTCATATTCATTATTAGGTGGATCATCTACCTCAGCCAATGCAAACTTAACTCCATTGTATAGAAGCAATTCTGGACAATTTGCATTTGCATTTTATGCTAATGATTTGAATTCTTCACCTCCTGCATTTACAACTAATGAAGCTCAGCCTAATCGTATTTGGTCGCTTTCTTACACAGCTAGCTTACGAACTATTCATCTGAACGGATTATTGATTGCATCGGATACAAATAATACAAACCTTTCTGCATGGGCAGATGCAACGATTGGAAGTCTTACCAATACAAACTTTTACAATGGAAAAATGAGAGAAATTATCATTTATTCAGGAACAATTACCGCAAGTCAACGTCAACAAGTGGAAGGTTATTTAGCGTGGAAATGGAAACTAACCGACTCATCTAGTCCTTTTCCAACACCTAGAACGATTACCGGTTGTCAGCTTTGGTTAGATGCAAAGGATCCATTAGGAACGGGTGTTCAGCCTGCAAATGGAGCCACAGTTTCAACCTGGGTCGATAAGTCTGGAAATGGAAGAAATGCTACAGGTGTGAGCAGTCCAACCTATTCTTTGACCACAAATAGAATGACCATGAATGGAACATCCTATTTCACATTACCGAATAGCACAATGCCTGTTGGTAACTCATTTTATACAATTTTCTTTGTAGGATCTACGAGTTTACCTGACAATAAATATCCAGGAATTCTGACAAGTGGTTCTCAAACATCAAATACAGGCGTAGATCTTTATTTTTATCCTACTGGTCAAATTGAACATGGATGGTATAACAATAATTTTACATCACCTTCA